TGGTGTCGCCGGCGACGTGCAAATAGGGCGCGTCGGTGAGCTGCTGCAGCGTGGCCGGCTCCAGCGGCGTCATCGCCGGACCCGCCAGGACCAGCGTGCCCTGCATGGTACCGCCTACCAGACGTAAATAGGGCGCCAATGCGATCGTGGCGTCGGACGCGTCGAGCTTCATCGCCCACCACGCGTTCCACTCGGCGGCCGAAGGCACGTACCCATCCAGCCAGTTCGGCGATTTACCGACAATCAGATTGGTGGAGCCATCCAGCACTACTGCTTCCTCCGGCCGTGCGCGTAGTACGGGTAGATACGCCGGGGCGATTGTTGATCGGTGTGCAACCGCTCAGAGATGTCACGCGCCCGGTTCAGTCCCATACGGAACCGCTGTCCGTGGTATTGCGCGAGCTGTGCCGAGGACCAGGGTTTCGCCGGCTGGCCGGTCAGGCGAAACATCGTGCCGTCCAGCATGGTCTCGAACCACGTGCTCCAGAGTTCCGGAAACGCGTTCTGCTGTTGCACCGCCTGGAACGAGGTCGGCTTGAGCACCACCCACGCCCAGCCGGTGCGTGCCGCCAGCGGTGGCACCTGAAGATCCTCGAGGATCGCCGGAGGTACTACGCGGAAATTGGTCAGCCCGTATTGTGAGAGCACCCAGGTCACCAGCTGGGTCGAGCTGAACGGGTTGAAATCCACCTGAAAGACGCCCGGCGCCATCTGCCAGTAAGCTTTCTCGCGGAAATACAGGCTGCGAATGCAGAACTCGTCCACGGCGTTCCACAACGCCAGCTGGATCAGCGGCTGCGTGGTCGCCGGCAGCGTCGCGAGCACGTTGTCATACACGCGTTCCACGCCAGGATTGGTGCCCAGCGTCGCGCGCATATCATCCGATGGTGTGACAGTCGCACTCATGACGCCACCTGTAATAGCTGCGAAATACTCTTATTCATCAAAGTAACAGCGCGACTGTCATCGCTATAAGGATCATCACGTAGCTCACAACGGCCAACCACGTAGTAAACGAAAGCGTTGTAAACACTGTAATCCAGTGGGAAAGGCAGATCCATATCTGTTGCCGAATTGTAGTACGGCGCGCCATTGCGCAATCCTATGAGCAGGAACACATCCGGGCGCTTCACCCGTACTTCGAGCATAAATCCGTTGATGCACTCGAACATCTCGGCGTCGCTGAAGCGCGTGCCCCCGGTATCAGGTCCCGTCGACGGCGGATCCTTGTCCTGCAACAAGGTGCGCGCCTCGAGGATGAGCGTGCGAAATGTGCGCCCGGCCACGGATCAGCGCCCCTTCCTCGCGGGTAGCTTGCCCTTGTTGATGGTGTTCAGCGCCTTGGTGCCCAGCCGGTTCACCGCCGACTTGCGCACCACGAACTCGCCCTTCTGGGCGGGTATCAGCCCGTCATCCTTGCCGATGCGGGGGCCCGAGGTGCGCTTGATCTTGCCCCCGCGCGCCAGCCCACCGGTCTGCTGGTCGGGCGGCGGAGGCGTATAGCCGGCACCACTGGGCGGACCCGGCGCGCCCAGCTTGGCTTTCGCCTGATCGGTCAGCTCGTCGTAGTACTTGCCCCGCTTATAGGCGGCGTACGCCGACGTCACGCCGCCGAAGCCCTTGGAGATGCTGTCGCCGAGCGAGGACGAGCTGATCTGCCCACCCTCGTCGAAGCCCTTGCGCCGGGGTTTGGGTTTACTTGCCACGGCGGATCACCTTGCGGACCTTGCCGCCACGCGCCTTACCTTCATCCGAGAACGGCGTAGCCTCCCGACCTTGCAACGCATTCTGCCGCGCACGGTACTGAAGGTAATCGTTGTATGACTCCATATCGTCGTCCTTCTTCGGTGGCGCACTAACCTGCCCACCCTCAGCATAACCCTTGCGCTTCGGCACAGATTTCTTGATGGGACGCTTCACCGGCGTTTCGCCTTCTTCTTGGCGCCCACCTTGCCGCCTCGGGCGAACCCCATCGGTGAGGCGCCGCCGCCCATACCCCCGCCAATGCCCGGAGGAGCCCCTGGAGGCCCTGCGGCGGGTGGGGTCTGCACCGGAGGCGGTGGCAAGGGAGGCGGTCCCTTGCGCTTCGGAGGGGCCTTGCCGGCGCTCTTGCCGGCGCCCCCGAACGGTGGCGGACGTGCCATCAGCGTTTCCCCTTCCCGAACATCGTGCGCTGGTTCGGCCGGCCCATGTTGCTCTGGCCGGCCTTGTCCTCGGCCTTGTCACGCCCGGTGCGCTCATAGGCCTTCAGCGAGACGCCCAGCTTGCGGGCGCCTGCCTTGTCCTGACGAACGTCCTTGGGCGACCCCTCGTACGTGCGCTTGGCCATCCCGGTTACTCCCGGAGTAAGGGTGAGAGTTAACCCCGGATCGCGTAAAGCTCCGCGATGGCGATGCCATCGAGCACCTTCGCGCCGTACACCTGAAGGCCGCGCAGCAGCGTGCTGAACGAACGCTCGGAGCGCATCGTCTCCATCTTGGTGATCTGGCTGGCGAAGGTGAGACCGTGCGGATGCCCGGCGAAGATCCGGAACGCGTTCGTCGCACCCTCGGTCGCGGTCGGCAGCAGGTTCGAGCTGTAGAGCGTGAACCGGTCGATCATGCCCAGCCGCCCGTTGCGCATCAGCGAGACCCCGTCACCCGAGATACTCGCGTTGCGCAGATCGGACTTCTTGATCAGCGCCGCCACCCAGGGTGGTATCACCAGCCAGCGGCCGGTCTCCGGGATGTTCTGTTCATCGAGGCAGGTGCCCAGGTCGACGATGCTGTCCAGCACGTTCACCGGGGTGAGCGAGATCGGCGCGCCGGAGGCGCCCAGGTTGATGTTCAGCGAGATCTTCCCCGCCGTGGCGCCCTTGTTGGCGGCGTTCACGCCGGGATCGATCAACGTGAGCACGCCGGTGTCGATCACGATCTTCATCTGCTCGGCGGCGTCGTCGGACCACAGCGAGAGCATGTTGATGTCCGACTGCACCTCCATCACGTCGTCCAGCGCCTCGTTGAAGTACTTGGCGAAGTCGATCGTGAGGTCGATGATATTCGAGCTGGGGCGCTCGACCAGCAGATCCTGGTTGACCTGATAGTCACGGATGGTGATCGTGGGCTTGGTGCGGATATGCACCGTGTCGCCCATGTTCTTGATCTCGCCTTCGTAGTCGGTGTTGGCGATCGCGGAGAGCACCGTCGCCGCGTAGAACTTCTCGATCAGCTTACCCGACCAGATCTCCGGAATGAACGTACCATGGTAAGCGGGGTTCTGGTTTGCCCCCACCCAGGGCGTCGTGGCAATGGTAATTGCCATGTTGAGCTGCTCCTATGAGACATTGGTTACTGTCTCACACGGCCCTCCCGACCCGCAGCGATGATGTCGGCCTCGATCCTGTCAGCGTCCGCTTCGCGGCCGCGCCATTCACCCCGACCCTTGCGCCGGTAGAACTGTGTGATCTCCGCGCCTGTCCATATCCGCCTGTCAGGAGCGCCCGGCGCTGGTGGCGTGGTCGGACCACGCCCAGGTGCCGCCAATTCCTCGAGGGGTAACCGGTCCGCAGGTGGGGAGCTGCCACCTGTCTGGCCCAGTTGTGTCCCGCGTGACGGATCCACCAGGGTCTGCTCGTTCTTGTAGGCCTGGAAAAACGCGATAGTACGCGCGGCATCGCCGCGCGTGTGGGCATCAGTGATCATAGACTTGCGCGTATTACCACTGAAAGGGTCGATCTGGCCAAGCCACGTGATGAAGCCAGGATCCACATTGACAACCTGCCAGTCGGGAACCGCGCGATCGAGTGCCTGCTCGACCGACTGGGCAGCGGATCGTGTCTCGATGCGGAGGGTGTTGCCCTCAAGCTGACGGATGCGCGTCTCGAGCTGTTGTACCACCGGCGAATAATGTGCCTCCGCCCAGCGCTGGGTGCCCTTGATGAGATCCTCGCCGTAGGCCTCGATGTCCTCCTCGGGGATCTTCATCGTGCTGCCCGGCGGCATGGATGCGAACGTGGGTGATGGCGGCGGCGAGGAATCGGCCGGCGGCGCCGTGCGCATGCTGCCGATCAGGTTCTCCAGCGATCGAACCTGTCCCCTAAGTTCCGCAATCTCCGTATTATATTTGCCCTGAAGCGTGCTGTAGCGCTGCTCCCAGTCGGTGGCGGGAGGGGCTGGGGCGGGCGAATATCCCGGAACGCTTGCATCAGGTCGATCAGAAAAATTATCCCGGCTATCCCCAGAATTATCCCCAGGATCGACAACGACGCCGCCATCAGGATCTTCCCCGTTACCCTGCGCGGCGGCGGCAGCGGCGGCAGCCTCGGCATGAAGCTCATCGGCACGTGCCGACGATCGCCGCACGGCGTCAGGGATGTGGTTCGCATAGAGTTCGGCGTTGCTCTCAGACACGGGCGGGTTCTCCCTTGCCCACGGTCTGGCGTGGTTTCACCTGCGCCACGTGCGTGCCGTACATATGCGAGTGGATAGCAAGCCAGACATCGTACAGGCCGCGAACGTAGGCGGTGGTGTCCACGCGGTCCGGATGGGGCGAGTTGAGCGCGGCCACTGTCCGGATGGACACAAAATCACCCAGGGCGTCCACGAACCGTCGGAAGTCCGCGTTGCCGCGTAGGTCGGTGACGCATTGCAGCGCATCGTTGCCAAGATTGATCGCCATCGCCTATTCGAGATCCGCATTGGTCATGGAGTAGTCCTTGCTCGACCCGGGCTGGCCCATGCGTCCGGGGCCCAGGCCCCCGTGTATGCGCTTCATGCCCCCCATGCCGCCCCGGATCTGCTTGAGCGGCGAGCCGGCTTTGCCATAATGGTTGCCTGAGCGCGCCAGGGTGTCCCCTGGGGTGAGCGTGCTCAGCTGACCCGAGTGCGGGCCCGGCAGGTGCACCGACTGGCTGTTCTTGCCCCCCAGCGTCGCGCCGACCTGGGGCAGCGAACCGATCGCACCGATGTCCACCGGGCCCGCCATGAATCACACCCCGCAGATGCCGTAAGTGCTGGCCTTCATCTTCTGTGGGTTCCAGTTGGTGTTGTGCGCCGAGCCCTTACCCTTGGGGTATGAACGCGATGATCCGGTAGGTCCCGAGGAGCCCGAGGTGGCGGCGCCGCCGGAGACTTTCATGCTCGAGCCGGACGAGGATGATTCCACTTTGGAGTAGCTGCTGCTGGCCATTATCCGGGTATCCCCTGTGCAAAAGAGTTAACGGGAGGCACGCTGGGCGGCGCGGGCTTGCCCGCCGACGCGGTGGGTGCGCCGGGCGGTTTCGCCGGTTGTCCGGGTGGTCCCTGCGGCCCCTGGGGCCCAGGCGATCCGGGATGCCCCGGCGGGTTGGCAGCACCCGGCTGCGGCGGCTGTCCCTGCGCCTGACCGTGCGCCGCGATCGCCTGCCCCGCCGCCATCATGCGCTTCTGGGCGTCCAGCTGGGCTTGCAGGGTTTCATCGTCGGGCACGATATCGTCGGGCATGCCGAGATCGGATGAGATCGCCCGCAGGATCCTCGCACGGCCGATCTCACCAACGATTTGCATATCAATAGGATTCGCGGTGATCTGCAGGAACTGTAGCTGCTTCTGGCGTTCGGTTTCGCGCTGGATTGCTACTGTCGTGCCACGGACGCGTATCTGCTCCTCGCCCGTCAGGATACCCGACGTGTCGGTGAGCATGATCATATCATACAGGTAGCTGAGCAGCGGGTCCATCACGTCCTCATCCACGTTGGACGCGACGGTCTGTAATACTTTCTGGGCGTTGTTCATCAGCATCGCGAGCCCCGAGGAGGTGCGCCCCGCGCCGCCTGAGAGGGATTCGCCGGTGAGATATCTGGGGATCGCGCTGAGTTCGTCCGCCATGGTGTTCATGGCGTTGAGGATCTGGAGCAGTTCCCCCACGTTTGAGTTGGGCTGAAAGAACGATATAGGCTCGCGCTGGTTACCCAGGGGGTCACCCTGCACATGCCAGCGTTTCCATGGGTAAAGCTCGTCGCCCGACTCGGTGGGCGACACCATTTCGTCGTTGATCACCACCTGCGGGCCCGACGATATGCTCGCGTTGTTCACCAGCGAGCGAAACGTGGCGTTCTGCACCTCCTGGATATCCTCGAGGATGTCGGTCAGCGAGTGTCCCGCGACCGTGCCGGGGACCTTCTCGAACGAGGTGAGGAAATAGGGCACACGCTGGCGCGGGCTGGGGTTGATCTGCGTCTTGATCGTGTGGCGCCCGACCACCCAGGACTGCACCATGTAATCACGATCCG